CATCGGTGCGCGTCAGCCGCCAGCACCAACAAAGCGTCGTCGCGCCGGTGTCGAGATGGGCCTGGAGCGCGGCGGAGAGGGGTTTCATCTTACACCCATGCAAAATAGCGGTACGTCTCGGTGTTGACGTTGCAGTCGCCACTATCGACCGTGAAGCCGTCAGCATCGAGCGAGAAGCCCGAACCGCGGTTGCCATTGTTCAGGTTAAGCGCGGTCTTCGGGGACAGGTCGTCCACCAGCACGAAGGCCCCGGCGGCGTCGATCGCGCGGATCATCACCAGACTCGGCTGAAAGCCCAGCCCCGTGATCGCGTTGCCGTTCGCGCCGTCGCCGGTGTAGGTGCCGGTCTTGAACTTGCCCGACACATCGTCGCCGCCGATCAGAACCGCCGGGTGTTTGCCCGGGCCGCCGTTCCAGTCGGTGTCATCGCCGCGCGTCCAGTCGCTTGCGCTGACGCCCGTAATACCCTGGGTCTGGGATGCCGGCGCCCCGAAGCCATCGGCGTCCTGGGTGAAGCCCCAATCGGTGATCCAGTCCTTGTTGTCCGGCGACTGGATCTTGCGCATGATCCACACCGGCGCGGTGCCGAGGCTGTGGGCGACGTTGTTGCCTGTGCCACCGGAGTTGCCGGCGTCCTGCACCTCGAAATTCGCCGTCTCGGTGCCCTCACCCGCCTTGAAGCCGATCGCGACATACTCGGAGCCGATGCCATTCATCCGGTCCTCGTCATCACCTATCGTGATACCGTCTGCGTCGAACGACTTGACACCGCCGGTCGTGGCGATAAACGACCAGTCCACGGTGAAGGTGCCGAAATAAGAGTCACTGGAGTTCGGCTCCCACGCCTTTGGCGGGCTGTTGCCGAGCGACACGCTGTCCGAGAAATACCGGCGCGCGCCCGAGGTGTTGTCCACCTCCAGCGTGAGCACCATCGTCGGCTCGAAGCCCATGCCGGTGATCGCCTTGTCGTCCGTCCCGTCGCCGGTGTAAGGCACGACGGCCACGCGGAAGGCCGGATCGCTGGCCCCGGCTGTGACCTCCACATCGCCCGTGAGAGCGCCTGCGCCCGTGAGCGCGGCACCAAGGGCGTGGGTTTGCTGAACACCGCCTGTGAGCGCGCTCGTGGCCTCCAGCGCGGTAGCGAGATCGAAGCTGACCGTGATATCCGACGACGCCGCGCCGACACCTGACAGCGCCGCGCCCAGATGATGGGTCTGGCTGATGTCCGGGATAAACGCGCCCGTGGCCGCCAGCGCCGCTGAAAGGGTGAACTCGCCCGCCTGGATGTCGCCGCCAACTTCCGTGCTGGCGGACAAGGCGGAAGCAAGGCGGTGCTCCTGCTCAAGGCCCGGCGCGAAGGCGGACACCCCGGACAGATCGGCAACCAGCAGCTTCGCCAGCTCCGAGGCGACCGCCGGATATGTTACTGTGAGACGCGGGTTTCCCCATGTCACACTCAGGCGGGCCATTCGGTCACCCCCTTGCGGACATGCACCGTGCCGCGCGCGGCCGTGAGCGCCAGCCCATCAATCTCGATCAACAGGTCAAAGCGATACAGCCCCGGCGAGACGCCCGCCATCGTGTCGCGGTCGATCTCGATTTCGAACTCGCCCGCGCCCGCTTCCGTCACCGTCACGCCGGAACCGACCGACAGGCTCAGCGCCGCAGCGCCCCCGCGGTCGCGCACATCCATGCGGATCACCGCGCCCGACAGCGCCAGCGCATCACCGGCGGCGTCCTCCGCCTCGAACTCCTGGCGCCAGTCGGCGTTGGTCGCGGCTTCCAGGTTCAGCGTCGTGGTCATGCGGAACCCTTAGCTCACGCTTACCGTCAGATCGCCGACCGGGATTTTCACCGGGTTGCCAGCCGTGACGGTCTGGGTGCCGCCCGTGAGCGCGTCAGACGCGAGCAGCGTCCCGCCCGAGGCCGCGGAATAAATCGCGATGTGCGACACGCTCGCGCCGGTATCGGCGTTGCCGAAGTCGATCTCGGACGTGGATGCCGCCTCGCCAGCGTTCGTCGTGCCCGCGTCTTCCATCGCCGAAGTCAGTGCCAGGCGGCCAGAGGGACGAATATCGGTGGTCACTTCGGTGCCCGCGCCTTGCGGGTCGCCGTCGAAAAGCGCGACATAGCGCGTGCCAGAAGCGGGCGTGGGATCGGCCTTGCCGATGATCCAGTCCACGAGTTGGTTGCGGATACTGTCAGGAATGTCAGGCATCTGCGTTGCTCCTCGGTTGAAAACTGAAGACTCCGGCGATCCGCCGGGTCCACCAGCGCGACAGGTTGATCTCGGCAACGCCCACGCTTTCCTGGGCGTGGATCATGCGCGTGGGCTGAGCATCGCGCGTCTCGGTAACGATGCCCGCGTGCTTCGCCATCGCGCCGCGCCTCATGCGAAAAACCAGCACATCCCCTGGCTTGGCCTCGCCCGAGGGGACCTCGTGCAAGTGCCGCCTCGCTGCATCGAACAGCGTTTCTTCAGCGCGCATCTCGCCCCAGTCGCGCGAATATGGCGGGGGAGTCTCGGGCGCGTGGCCCGTCACTTCGGCATAGACGCCGCGGATCAGCCCAAGGCAATCGCAGCCTGCGCCCCTGACCGCGGCCTGGTGGTGGTAAGGCGTGCCCAGCCAGCCGCGCGCCGCCGCCACGACGCGCGGGCCAATACTGTCGCTCATAACCGCAGCTCCACGACGGGGATGCTGGGAATTTCACCGTGGCTGAACCGCTCCAGATTGACAGCCAGCTGGTCGGTGTCGAAGCGCACGGGCACATCGAATTCGAAACCGGCGGTGATCGCGACGCCGGCGCCCGGCGCGCTCGTGAAGGTCACGACGCCGGTGGTGAGGTCGATGGTGAAGTCGGCCCCTTCGCTTTGCTCAACGCTGTCCAGCGCAATCCTGACGCTGTCCGCGACCGGCTTCCTAATCTCGCGCGTCCAGGGCGCGAAGGCGTTGCCATAGCGTTTCGTGAGCTGAAATTGCGTGTCGGCGCCATCACCTGATCCGATCGCCTGATCGCTGACCGAGATTGTCTCAAGGGGCGCGCACGACTTGTAATCGCTCCAATCTTTCCAGCGAAAGCCGTGAAACCGCCCGCGACGTTCCTCGAAAAACGCGATCACTGCGTGAAGATCGTCCACCCCGCGCACGCCATAGCCCGCATCATAGCGCCGCCGGCTATCGGCCCAGCGCTGGTTGCGTTCCTCAAAGCCTGAGCCAAGCGTGACAATCTCGGTGCGCCGCTCCGGCCCGCCGGACGCCCCGCGCGCGATGGCCGTGGGGAACCTAATCTCGTGGAATGCCATTTTTCGATCCCGTTCGTCTGCGGCTGGCACCCCCAGCGAGGCCCAGCCGCGCTGAGCGGCCGACCGGCCGCCGCGCCTTAGGCGCGCAACCGGGACACGGATGTGGCCCGGACACTAAAAAGTCATCACAAATTGCGCTGGCCGCGCGCCGCGGCGCGGGCGATCTGCGCGCCGATCTCCCCGCGATTGCGCCGGAAGCCCTCCACATCGGGCGTGGAGATATTTACGGTGATGTTTGTCTGCGCCGGCCCACCGTCCGCGCGCACGCCAAGACGCCCATCACGCCCGCGCGCCAGCGGCATGATCGCCTCCGGGCCCGCCTCACCCGCAAGCCCGGTGCGCCCGCCGCGCAGCGGGAACGCAACCGGCGCGCTGATGACGCCGCCATCGGCGAACGGCACCGGCATCGCCTGTTGCACGACTCCGCCATTGGCGAATGGCGCCGCGCCGCCCGCAAGCCCGCCGAACAGCCCGCCAACCGCGCTTTCGATCGGCGCGAAGGCCGAGCGCAGCGCAAGCCTTGACAGGTCCAGCGCGAGGTTCTGGAGAACCCCGCGCAACCCCTCGCCATCCAGCGCAACAGCTTCGAGCGAGCGGCTCATGCGCCCGGCGAAACGCTCACCCAGGCTCTCCAGCTCCTTGAGGCGGGCGCGCGCATCATCGGTACGCGCCGACACCTCGATCGCAAGATCGGCAACCGTTTCAGCCATGTGATCCTCTGTCGGGGAAGCGCGCCATCAGCGCGTTGAAACTTTCGCGGCTCATCGGCGCGCTCGCGCTATCGCCAGTCAGCCCAGAAATCGCGCGGGCAAGCTCGGCCGGGGTCATCGCCCAGAAGTCGCGCGGCGGCAGGCGCAACAGGCCCAGCCCGATCGCCATCGCCTCGGCCCACGGGAACGGGCGCGGCCTATCGCTCATCGCCGCCCGGCGCGCCGAAGGTCGCGTTCAACAGCCGGGCGACGATATCGACGAAACCGCTGGCACCACCCGGCACGGGCAGCTTCGCCACCTCGTCCTCGCTCACCTCGTGGCCCGCGCCGCGCAGACCCGCGCAGATGATCTTGAGCGCATCGCCCGCGCTGATCCGCCCGGTCTGGAACCGCTCGGCCAGCCCCAGCATGTCGCTCTCGCCAAAAACCTGCTCCAGCTCCGCCAGCGCGCCCAACGTCAGGCACAAGGTATAGGGCACGCCGCCGAGCACGGCTTCGATCTCGCCGCGATGGGAATTGACCATGCTACGCTCCCGTGAAGCTGAGTTGGCCGGCCGATTCCAGCGCCAGATCGAAGGTCACTTCGCCGTCGTGCTGACCGGCATATTCCAGCGTCGTGACCTGAAATGGCCCCAAGACCGTGCCGAAATCGGGCACGATCACCTGCCAATCACGCTGGATGCCGTCGAAGAACAGTGCGCGCACGGTTTCGTCGGACGGCGCGTCCTTGAACACGCCATTGCCCGAGATGCGCGCGGTTTTGAGTCCGGCGCCTGCGAGCAATTCGCGCCAGTGCCCCGCGGATTCGGTGTTGGTGATGTCCACGGTCGCGGCGTTGAAGGCGAGCG